TTTGTTCGTGGAAATAGAATCCCAATTCCATTGACCAATAATCTGTTAAGTTTTTAGTGTATCCTCGAGCGAAGTCATCTTTAATGCTATTGTTATATAGCCAGCCAAACCCTAATTCTTTTGATTTACTTTTATGTTGCCACCATTGATGCCCAAACATGTTTAACATATATATTTCCTTTATAGTATATGTTTATTTATTCTATAATTTTTTGCAGAGTTTGAGACTTAAAATTTTCTAATGTAGATGTGTTAGTTAAGTTAATATCAAAATTCCAACCTGCCCAACTCCATTCGCTTTTATGTACATCAGGAAAAACAACAGACATACTGTTATGTTCAACATTATTTGCACCTGCTTGATTAATACTAGAAGCAGTAGCCCACCATAATGGTTTCTCATTTCTCCAAACAACTGCTGTTGTTCCACCTAATTTTTTAATTGCTTTAAGTTCATTAAAAAATCTACAGTCACTAATAACAACATTTTTTGTACACATCTCAATTTGACGTTCACATGCCGCAACCCAGATATCTGGATGGAAATGTGTTCTCAAAACATCAGTGCCTACGTGTTGTAATGCAAATCTTGGAGTAAAATTAGGAATATCTAAACGCTCAGCCCACCACTCATCAACAGTTTCTCTCCATACTCTACTTTCTGATGTATTTCCTTCTAGTAGGATTCTGTCCCAACCAAATATATTTGCACATGCATCTTTTAATACTCCTGCAAAACTAATACGTTGAAAGCCTTCTTCGATGAGAAAACCTGCGGCGGTGTCTTTTCCGTGACCAATAAGGCCACATATACCAATTACTTTTTTCATAAATTTATTATAGTGGGTTTTTAATTATTTGTCAATAACAAAGTTATTGTTTCTAAGTTTTTCAACTACGTCTTCAAACTTCTCACCTAATACTTTAATTCTTAGGTAAATTCTTTCTCTTTTAATAGTAGGTACACCGTGTACAGTCATTCCATTAAATAATGTAGGGTGCTTATTGCTATAGTAGTGATTATATTCAATATCTAAATCATTCCATCCATATTTCTTTTCATAGTTAACATTTCTTTCTGGGGTAACTCCAACTCTACTATAAAAACTAATTGGTTCGCCTGCATCTTCTGGCATAATAGGAAACATTATTCCACACCACATGTAATGATCAGTATGAGGGTGAAAGCTATAACCTGGATCGTAATGTAATAAATCAATGTCACGTGGAGCAATAGGTTGTTTGAAGTTAAACATATTAACGTATTTTTCTATTACTGGATAATCAAGTAAGTTTTTGCCTTCAGTTTTTTGTACTGCAATAGCGTTCATACCTGTTCTGCCTTTGAACTCTCTCTTTTCTGGAGAAAGGTATTGCATATAATCTCCAAATTGCATTATATTATGTTTATGTTGATTTACAAAATCTAATAGTTCTAACCTATCGTATGTTACTTCGTCGATAGTACAGTGGTGATTACCAAGTTGCATTTTTTACCCTATTACAAAGCCAAGTCCTGTACTTCCATCGTTGTATAATGTTAGTTCAGTTTCTAATTTATCAATTTCTGCTTGTGCGTCTGCTCTAAGTTGATCTGCGTTCATTGTAGTACCACCTTGTGGTCCTGCAATCTGTGTAAATTTACCACGTGCTTCTGATAAGATCATTTTAGCATGAGCAAATGCATAATCTTTTAACCAAGGTCCTGCATATGTATCTTCTAATAAACTTTCTGTTGGTCTATAATTGTAGCAATGCAATACTGCATTGTCATTTGCTTTAATTTTACGCTGTAAAATTAATTTTTTATCTTGAGGTCTCCAAGTAAACATTATTTCAGCACCAAATAGTCTACCCATTGTTTCTCTATTCTGTTGTAAGAAATCAAATGATGCTAATCCACCATTTCTACTACTTCCTAATAGGTACGTATTAATGTAAGCGGCTTGGAATGGTTCTATATCGTTACCTGTTCCACTACTTACACCAGTTGTTCTACGATAAATGTCACGAACTTCCATTACTTCTTCAGGTAAAGTATATTCACTTTGATCCTTTATCATATCTAATATAATAAAGCTCTCCTCAACTGCGTTTTCTGCACGTTGTCTATACTTTGATAAAGATTTGTCTATTGCTAGCTCATAATGTTCCGGATCTAGCTCAACATCAATCATTCCACCACCTAGGCGAAGTTCTATTTCTTTTTGAAGTTTGTTTGATGCACTCATTTACGTTATTCTCCTGCTGTATGTATTTATCATAACAACTAGAAATTTATTGTACGTTTACCAATCCTGACAGGGTTATTTAAACACTCTTCTAGATATTTTCTAGCTACATTTTGCCATATTGGGTACTGCTCGTCTTTAATATCATCAATAAACAGTAATTGTTCAAAATTTGTATCTTTATATAATGAACAATAATGTTTAATATATGTAGTGTCTACTAGTTTAAGTTCGTCTTTAAATGAACTTGTATTAATTATGCCAGGTGTGTGATCGGTATATGTTAATCCATTCCAAGCATCATTGACATTTTGAAAACGAGTATATGGCTGATCAGCATCTGGATAATTATAGTCTATGTATATAATTTCATTTACTGCTTGGCGTTGTGCCCATCTTGCAAACAGTCTGCTTTTACCAGGATGAACATTAACTCTACCAGGAATCCAATATGCAACTGGCTTGTAAATTATATCTTGATCTGCCATATGCAAATTCTGTACTACATATCTGCATTGCTGTCCTGTCTGCATATGGAAAAAATTTTTACTATTGTTAATATAGTATTCGTAATGTTCATCTATTTCTTTCCAATTTTTTCTTACAAACCTTACCCAAGGTGCAAGAGTAGAGTATAATATTTCTGGAATACTTAGACTATAATTTCTAATATTAGATGCGTCGAAATAACCTATGTTTCCGCCGCATTCTATATGATTGTCATACCATTTTACAAAGTCATTATATGCATTATCCATGCAATTATTTATTAAATGTTGCTAGTAGTATAACTTCGCCGTTTACTCGACCGTTTAGTTTAGTTTCTGTTGTCTTTAATGTTTCGAACAACTTTTCTGTTTTAGATCTTGTAGCTTTTTTAACTTCTGGTAAGAATTCAGCAGGTTTACGAACAGTACGTTGTACACTTTTGTCTTCATCGTAACCTATTATAGTAGTTCCTTTAACACTTAGTCCACTACCTTCACGTTTTAATCCCATAGGATCTACATTCTTAGCATAATACATTCCTATCTTACGGTTCTTAGTGTTAAAAACCACCAGTATTCGGGCGTAAACAATATCTGCTGGTGTTATGCTACCTAAACCATAATCAGTGTCTGTTTGCTTAAATTTGAGCTTCTTAACAATATCTTCTGGACTCTTTGTACGAGTCTTACGTGGCTTACGATTTGCTTTACTTTCTGCTTCAACAATATCACATGCATCTACTATTTTACGATATACTTCTAATAGTGCTTTTTTCTGTTGAGCATTAAGGTGATTATATCCTTCTTCTAATTGTTCACGCCAGTCATCAATTTTATCTTTAGGAATTTTAGTATTAAGTTCTGTGTATTCTTCTAATCCGTGAATATACCCTTTACGTATAATACGTGCATGAGCTTGCTTAACACCTGCTCTACGAAACATCTCAACTGGAGCAAAGTCTTTTACAAATTTTAAATCATAACCTGAGTTAACCCAGTCGTCTAAAAATTGTTCAACTTCATCAGTCATTTGCATTGCGGCTTTATGAAGCAAATCTTGTATTGTAGGTTTATATACATTCGCTGTTCGTTTAGCTTCTGCTTCTGCTAATTTTTCAGCTTCTTCTACAAACGTTGAACCTTCTTCAATTGCATTAGTAATACGTGATTTAATATATGTAGAAATTGGCTGAGGTGTACCGCCTGTACCAGGAAGACTTTCCCAATATGCATTCCATGCTAGGTGTATATCAGGACAACCCATTGTAAGCATACGACAGTAATATCCTGTTACTGCACTAAGTGATTGGCTTTTTGCTGCCTTTACACATTTAATATCTTTTTTTGTATAATCATTTGCAAGCATCCAATCATATGCATACTCAACTAAATCGCTTGCTTTATAATTACGATAATAATATTCAGTTGCATGTTGTCTTTTAACATGATATTCTTTACCAGACCAACCGTCTGCACCCTCCCATGAAGGATCTTGTAATGAACCTTTACGGATTCGTTGTGAAGGTGCTCTTGCTTTTTTCTTTTTAGTAGCTTTGGGTAATGCCATTGCTTATACTCCGTGATAATCTTCGAACATATGACGATCTAGTTCGTCTGCTTTATTTTGATACTTATCAATTAAAGACAAAACTTCGTCGGTTTGAGGTAATTTTTTTAATTCTTCGATGAATTCTAACAACTCCATCATAGTATGATTACTCCTGTGAATGTTCTAAGTATACGGCTTCTAGTTTATAGTGTCAACCGGTTTGAATCCAAAATTAGCAACTACATGTTGAGAACCCGATGAATCTTCAACAATATCTCCAACACTAACACTATACATACGAGATAAACGTTCTATATTTTCTTCAGGACCCATGTTACCTGTGTGAAACACGCCTTCTAATCCATCAGCGGTAATGTTACTAACATGTGTATAGTAGCCTCGGTTAAAAGCATCAGCGGCAACTGTACCAATTTCATTTTTACTAAAGTTCATGTCTAGCTTTAATGATTGTTTATGAACAGCATCGTGTCCTTCAGCATTAACTAGATCTATTTCGGCATCTGTTAAATGAATTTGGTATAATTTATATGTTTGCATTTCTGACTCCTTTAATTAACTATACATACAGTATACGATAAGACGTCTTGGTTGTCAACCTTTAGTCGTCAGAAAAAACCCAATAAAATCAATGGGTTATAATTTTTTTAAATTTATTTTGATTTATAGTGAATTAATTTGTCATAATATAGTGCTAAAGTAGCCCATATTGCGTCTGGGTACAAGTTAGTATATTTGTTTCCCATTTTATGATAATTTTCCCATACTGTTTTACTTACATCAAACTTACTGTAATATTTCCAAAAATCAGTATCTGTTCTATCACTTAACATGTAATGATGTTTTATATATGTACTATTATCATTCCAAACATTACGCATTGCTCTATTGTAAGTTTTAGCCCCATATCCACGTTTTAAGCACCGTACAAGCGTTGTTATACTGAATTGCGTCATAAACAGTGCATTACTTTCTAAAGGGTCTATAAAGCCGTTACTGAGCCCTACTGCAACTACATTATTGTGCCAGGGATTAGCTAAGACACTAGGATTCCATTTTAACAGTCTAGGTGTTTTTCCCATAAAGGGAGTTCTGTGTGCATTTACTTTATTAAACTCTGCAAGTGCATCTTCGTCAGTTTGATGTTTGCTACTAAACACATATCCTGTTCCAATTCTATTTGTTAAATCAATTATAAATTGCCAACCATTACTACGTGCTACGCTTTGAGTGTATCCTTGTACATCATTATCTTGCAATTCAAAAGGACAAACCCATGCTCTATCTACTAAATGATTTTCTAATTGTACTTCAGTATTGTCTTTTACAAATTTTCTACGAAACCCTGTGCAGTCTATATATAAATCATATCCCTCTGGTAACTCGTCTAATGTGTCTATAATGTGAGTTACATTTTTACAATTATTTTTAACTATGTCTCCGGCTTTTTCAGCATCTAAGTGATATGCAGTTGCTTGCCAGCCACCTTTGTGATATAGTTGATCATTAATGTTATGCTTATCAACAATACCACTATCGTATTGTTGTTTCCATTTATCAAAAACATTATTATCATTAAACCAAAAGGTGAATGCAAACGGATCGCCATTTGGCTTATTCCATTGACTCTTTATGTTTCCAAATTTCTTTTGTGCATTACTTTTTTCCATCCATTCGTCTTCTGACATTCCCATGTCTTCAAAGAATTGTGCAATCTGTGGTAATGTACTTTCGCCTACGCCTATAATAGGAATATCACTACTTTCAATAAGTGTAATATCATAATCTGGAAATTGTTTTTCTAAGTATCCTGCGGCCCACCATCCAGTAGTTCCGCCTCCAATAATACAAATTTTCATAGTTGTTCCTTATATGTATTATTTATAATAACGCAGGCGTATTTTACCTGCGTTATTAAATTTTTATTTTTCTTCAATTAGTCTTTCAAACTCTCTCAAACGTTTATATACGCTTGCTAGTTCAATAATAGTAGGCCATGCTTTAAGTATATATTGCATTGAACCTTCTACTCTACCAAAAGCTCTAATAATTTGTTGCATCACACCTAGTGTTACAACACCTGCTACAATAGCTGGTGCTAAAAATACATAAGCTGATAATACATTTGCTTGTAAATATGAAATTCTACCTATATTAAAATACAAGTATCTAATATAAGATTTAAAGTGAATACTTCTTACATCTTGAAATAATTCATCAATTCTTTTAGGACGAATTGTCACATCATCTTCTGCAATTACAAGTATTTTTCTGTAAGCTGCTTCTTTCTTTTGTAAATCATATTCTACTCCAACTAGACGTAATAACCAACCTAATCCAATTAAGAATATTGTTCCTCCAATACTCCAAATTAACGCACCAGTTACTAGTCCATATTGCCAATCACCAAAGAAGAAGATTGGAATACCAACTGATAGTCCTAATAGAATAGGAACAAATTGTACTAGAACCATTACTGATTCAATTAAACTTGTACCAAGTCCTTCCATGATACGACTAAACTTAATAGTATCTTCTTGTACACGTTGAGCTGCACCTTCAATAGTACGTGCTTTGTCGTATACACTATGATACCATTCAACCATTGCTGCTCTCCATCTAAACAAATAGTGTGCAGTAAAGTAACTAACAACTACGGCAATCAAAACATAAATTGCAGCCAAGTAAATAAAAGTTCCTAAACTACTCCAATATTCTGTAATTGTAATAGCGTTTGGTGCACCAAGTGCTTTTTGAATCATATCGTAAAACTGCCCAAACCATTCATTAATTTTAACGTCAATTTGAACTTGTACCCATAATGAACTTAGGATAATAGCTGAACCCAGCCACGACCACAATGCCCATTGTTTTTGTGTGAAAAATCTAAACATTTTCTTTTCCTTATATAAAATGCAGAATTAACTACATACATATCTATTTATGGCAACTATAGTATGACTAATTTGCATAAATACAATATAACAAGGAAACCTGCATGCCAAGATTAAGTTTATATAAACCATTTAAAGGTAACGACTATAAGTTTATGGATCACGCAATACGTGAACAATTCGATATAGGTGGTACTGGAATACACGTACACAAATACCTAGGACCGGATCCTAAGAACGATAGTAAAGATCCTAGCGAGCCTAATTATGGCAGTGGTATGGAAATAGATAATATTACAGGAGAAGAAATTAATCCTGAAGGTTTAATTGACGAAACAAACATACAAGACTTATTGTTTATGGAAAACAGAGATCGTAAATACGATCCTGACGTATTTGAACTACGTGGTGTATATAATGTTAGTGATAATGATTTTGATTTAACACAATTTGGTTTATTTTTAACAAATGATACATTGTTTATTAGTTTTCATATTAACGATATGGTAGAACGTTTAGGGCGTAGACTTATGCCAGGTGATGTAATTGAATTACCACATTTACGTGATGAACTTTTACTTACTAACGCTAGAGATGCTATTAATAAATTTTATGTAGTGCAAGATGCCGCTAGAGGAAGTGAAGGATTTTCACAAACTTGGTATCCACACATTTGGCGTGTTAAAGTAGCACCATTAACAGATACACAAGAATACGCAGATATACTTGGAACTGCTAATGATCCAGATAGTCTTAAAAATGATATAAGTGCATACAAAACAGAACTTAACATTAGTAATGCTATTGTAAAGAGTGCTGAAGCTGCTGACCCACTAGGATTACCATTAGCTGACCATTTATTTGGTGTAGAGACTGAAGATAAAACATATAAGCATGGTGAGACATTAGAACAAGGCGATCAGTTTCCAGTAAGTCCAAACGAAGGTGAGTATTTTGTAAGAACAGACTTTACACCTAATAGACTTTTTGTCAGAAGAGGCAATAAATGGCATAGATTATATGATAATGTTACTGATCAAACATGGAGTGATAGAACATATAATGCTAGTAGCTTTATTAATAACAATGCTACTACAGTTATCGACGATAAAGAGTTTCCTGAAAAGCAAGCACTTAGTCAAGTTATTAAACCAAAGAGTGATTTTGAATAATGGCACAACAATATTTTTACGATAAACAAATTAGAAGATACATTCAACAGTTTATAAGACTGTTTAGTGGATTCAGTGTTGAAATGGGTAAAAACGAAGAAGACTTATCTGTATTTCAACAAGTTCCTGTACGTTATGGAGACATTAATAGAATGGCTGCACACATAACAAGAGAAAACAGTGAAAACATTATTAATACTGTTCCGTTTATAAGTTGTTACGTAACTTCATTAGATATGTTACCAGAAAGACGTACATATCAAGATCATGTTGATAAAGTTCAAGTATTTGAAAAGAAATACGATGACACAACTGGTGAATATATAAATGAAAGAGGAAATAGTTATACCGTTGAAAGACATGCACCTGTTCCTTATATGTTACAAATGAATTGTGATATTTGGACTTCAAACACAGACCAAAAATTACAATTAATGGAACAAATACTAGTATTATTTAATCCTACACTAGACATAAGAACAAACAATAGTCCAATTGACTGGACTGCATTGAGTCATGTAGAATTAACTAATACAACATGGAGTACAAGAAGTGTGGGATCAAGCATAGATGATATTATTGATGTTGCTACTTTAAGTTTTAATATACCAGTACATATTAATCCTCCAGCTAAAGTTAAACAGCAAAAATTAATTCATACAATTATAAGTGAACTGTATAACTTAGACGATACAAATTTAGATTTGTTTAGAGAAGAGCAATCCTTTGATAAACAAACGTTGCAATATACAATTGTAACATACGAAGATAGAAAAGTGAAATACGAAGATGGTAATTTACAATTATTAAACGCTAATGGGCAAAAACTTGATAACGATGGTTTAATACTAGACTGGTCTAAAGAGTTAAAACCTTTTGGTGAATTACGAACTGGAATAAGTCAATTAAGACTTAGAAAAAATACAGACGTAAGTGACAAATCAGATGATATAATTGGTAAACTTGATTTCCATCCTAGTGACTCAAATCTATTAACAGTTGACGTAGATCAGTCAACATTACCAACAAATACACTCACAGCCGTAAATGCTATTTTAGATCCAGTTAAAAATTATCCTGGAGATGGAACAGTTCCAGCCGCATCATTAGGACAAAGATATATATTAATTAATGATGTACCTAGTAATCAATGGTTAAATGTTGTTGCCCACAGATATGATATTATTGAATATAATGGATCAACTTGGAATGTAAGTTTTGATTCTTCTACAAATACAGATACTCAATATGTAACTAACGTAGCAAGCAACGACCAGTTAGAATGGAACGGTAAAGAGTGGGTTAATAGCTATGAGGGAATTTACAATGCAGGATTCTGGAGACTCTATCTTTAATATCGACGACCCGTGTGACGATGTAAGTCATTGGATAGGAAAAATATGATAATAGCAAGTGGTTGTTTATTTTTAAGCACAGACACAGGAAGAATAATGCTTCAACAACGAAGCGGTGAAGTTAATCACCCACGAACATGGGGTTTCTTTGGAGGCAAGGCTGAAAAAGGTGAAAGACCAACTGAAGCACTATTGCGTGAAATAGAAGAAGAGCTTGGATTAGTTCCAGATATAAAAAAAGTTATTCCTGTTAATAAATTTACTAGTCCTAATAAGAAATTTGTTTACCATACATTTTTAGTCACAGTTGAAGAGGAGTTTATTCCTGTTCTTAATAACGAAAGTGATGGTTATTGCTGGATTAAAATTGGCAACTGGCCTAGACCGTTGCACCCTGGTGCAAAAATACAATGTAATTCAAAACAGTTTGTTAAAAAAATAAAAACAGTATACGAACAGTTTACTACATCGCTGGATTAATAATACCCATTTCTTTTCTACTGAATATATTATTTAAAAATGAATTAAATACTTCTTCACTATCATATTGATGAATATCACTAAAATCTGGATCAATTTCATACATTTCAGAATTTGTTCTCATGCTATGTGAGAAACCCAATGCAGTTGCAGTTTCTTTCCAACCATAATAACGTTTTAAATTAAAATTATTTTTTATTTCATTACATTCTATAGTAATTTGTTGTAGCATTCTTTCGTCATTTTTATACCAAGTATATATTGGATATGTAATATCCCACCCACCTACATGTTTCCACCAATTAAAGCATTCTTGTGGTGTATCATAAAAAGACCAAAACCTTGCTTTTGGAAATAGTTGTTTTAATAATGGCAAATGATAGCTAAACCAATGACTTTTAATAATTTTAGTTCCATAATTCCAATCAGTAAATGGTGCTTTAAATTCTTGTATTATTTCTTCTTTAGTTAATGTATCTAATATATCAAACTTATGTCCTACTGGATTATCAGGACCCCAATAAGCACCTCGATGCCATCCAACAACTTGTCCGTCAACTTTTTTTCTATATACAAAGTTATTCTTATTATCAGACAAATTAATATCTTTACATATAAGACTAAGCATACGAATTGCTCCACTCCATCTAGATCCTGGAGCTCCTGTAACTATAATTAAATCTTCACCTTGATATTCCATTAGTTTCCTTTATTAATTTCTTTTAAAATTTTGTTTGTAAGGTATTCATGTGTCTTAGGTCCTGGGTGTGTTTGGTCTCTTCCTAAATCTATCATTTCTTCTTTACTGTACTGTATTGATTTAATGTGTGTTGGTTCATAATCATAAAACCAATGCTTTCTTCTTTCGTTTGGTTCTAATATATAATACTGTGCATTTGGAAATGATTGTAGTAACGCTAGTTCAAACATTTTAAATATTTTACCATTGCTTTGTTTAAAAGTTTCTCTAACAAGTTTTCTAACTTTTTCATCTTTTTCTTTTCTTAACCAAAATCGCATAAGCCAATTAGTATCATTAACACCCCAAAAATCAGTAAGTATAACATATTTTGGATTAAGTTTAAAATCAAATAGATTATCTGCCATATCAGTTAATGTATCAAAATCACTTATATTAAAATGATTTAATGATAATTTTTTAGAAAGCAAATATGGTATACTCATTTCATATGGTATTCCAGTTCCTAATAATAAACTTCCGCCGGCAAATACTATACCAACATCAGTTAAATCATCTGGACCTCTATATCCATATTTGTTCCATTTATAACTAAAGTCTAAATTAGTATCATTATCCCAATCAAGTTCTTGTATTGCATTAAAAGTAAAATGATCAGTTCCATTTTCTCCTACTTTGCATTTGTTTCCTGTATCATGCCGGCCATAATATTTTATTGTTTCATTTGGCAATCTTGGCTGTTTTTCAGCTTTTTCTTTTTGATTATAAAAGAACTTTGGATCTACCTCAGGAAAGTCGTTTTCTATCATACTTTAATAACTCTATTAGGATCTGGATTATCAATCATGTGTTGTACTTTATCATTAATGAATCCAGTAAATTGGAAAGTAACTCTTGGTGTATATCCAAAGTTAGCTGTTCCATGTGGCATATTACACCAATCGTATGTTATACATTCGCCTGCTTTATACTGATGATAATATGTATTACCAAATTGCCATACATGTCCATAATCCCAATCTTGTAGCATAACTAAAAACCTTCTTAATTTTAAAGGATTTTTATCAGCGCCAGCTTTAGTCCATACTTCACGCCATCCTGGTCTTGCATATCTCATTTGTTGATCAATATGAATAGGAGTAACTTGTCCTAGTCTTTGAATATGTAATCTGGATTGATGAACATCTACTCCTAATGCATCTATCATTCTAAGTAGTATTGCATACTCTGGTGATTCATTACGCTTTGCGAAATAGTTTTTTCCATCTTTATCAAATCTTGCTCTAACAACCATGTCATGATACATACTACTTACGTCTTCTTTACCAGAAGCAAGTAGAACGTCTTGTATTTCTCCGTCATGTAAATCTTTATCTTGTTTACTTAGATTACGCTGTCTATAATTTCCTATAGTCATTTCTGTTGCAGTTTTTAGTGCATGCTGTACTGCTTCACTAAAATCTCCTTCAAATCTACAAGGTACTACAAATGTTTCTTCATGTGGATCAGCAAAAGTATCAAAGTGCCAATCGGCACGTAATTTATTATGCTCCCATCTGCTTGGAACTCCATCTACTTTAAAAATGTTATCCATTTTGTCATGTTTTTCCATCTGTTCATTACTATACATTTCATCTTTATATGCTGAATCAATTTGGGTATTACCTTCTTGATGTTTATGTTCTGCTTTTTTAACTGCATCTACAAGGTCATCTATTTTATCGCCACTATAATAATTTTTATCTGTTTTTTGTTTCATGTTAATGTTCTTTACAGTTTGGTAACATACTAATAATTGTCTTTAAGTTATTTTCAGTTAAAAACACACTCATCAATATATGATATATGTCGTCTGACATAGCAAAGCTACCGTGTTGTTTTCTTGTATTTAATATATATGGAACACCAGGTTTAAAATCTATACGTTTGTTTTCGTATATAAAATTCCATTGACTAACATCTGTTTTATTTAATGGAATGAAAATTCTAATTTGTGGATTAAGTCTATATGCATCTCTATGCATACTAAAGAACGAACCTGCATTCATGTGTGCAGCTCTACATCTAGCTAAATTTTCCCATTTAGTAAAAAAATCAATAATTGATGGGCAATTGTGTGTATTAACATTTGGCTCTTGGTATTCTGCATGTTTGCCTTTATGGTCAAGTGTTAAATCACCAACTGGTCCTGTTAAATTTACTCCACGTTTTCCGTTAGGTCCTTGTTCCCATTCTAATTGTTTAAGTTCGTTGATAGCTTCGTCTGAATTAAACTTATAATCTAATTCAAATATATCTCCGTAACTATTCAGTAGTGGTAGTAGATTTATATCTTTCATTTTTTGGTTGCTTTCTTAATTCGTCCATATCTTTTATATGCTGAATACGCATAATTTGATGATACATTCTAATTACACCTTTAGGTGCATCTGCTTTCCATAAGAAAGGAAATATTCCGTGTGCAATACTTTTAAATGCAATTATAATAAGTGACCAGCTATTTTTAAAACTGTGCCATAAATGATACCAGTAACCCCATCCTGTTTCTACTTTAAGATGATGTACTGATTCCTTGAACCATTTTAGCATTTATCATTCCGTCACTTTCTTTTTCATACTTGCAACAAATTGTTCACGTAACCATTCATAGTCATTAATTTTGTTAAGAGCATCAACATCTTTTGCATGTTCTTCGCCATACAATTTTCCTTCTAATGCACCTTTAATACAATAACGTCCAAATCTTGCACCGTTGTCTAATGTACACCATGCTTCTAATCTGTCTACTGTATCTTTTCTAGGACTATCTGTTTGCTGAATTCCACTTGAAAGTTTTACACATTCACGGAATGCACTACGCCATGTTCTATATGGATCTTTGTTAAATCTTGTGATGTTTGATACATCTGTAATTGGTTGATAAAAACTAACACCTGTTGTAAAGTCTGGAAGTATATGTCCTAACTCTAACAATTGTTCTCTTGGAAATAATTTTACACCTCCATATCCATATTCTAAATCATTAATAGGATTTTTAGCACTCCACACATATGTTGTATTTTTACGTTTACTCATTGGTGGAATATAATCAAAACTAAAATGCGACATTACGTCTGCATCTGCGTCAACAATATATACCATTTCTGATTTAGCTAATTCTGCAACTTTTCTGTGTGCATTACCAATGCCTTCAACATTCTTAACATGTTGTGCATCTTTAAATCTATTTCTTAGTTTTTGGAAATTTTCGTCTGCTTCAGCTTCATGGAAACTAATCATAAAAATATCAAATTCTGCTACATGATAACTTGAAACAATTTTATTTTGTACTGTAGTGTGTGATACACCATTTGTTGGAACTAAATGAATATCTCCCCAACTAACTGGTCTGTTTGTTCTTTTAATTACTCTAGGAAATGTGTGTATTACAGATTTTGCAATACGATCGGTTGGTCTATATTGCCAAGGAAAGTTAGGATTAATTTCAGTTTCATCAAATACTACCCAAGCCATATCAGCTGTATCTTTGTATTGTGATGCTTCTTTTAGTAATTCTGTTTCTTCTGTAATTTTTGTAGCAGTTCTAATTATTGGATATGATTCGAACATAAATCTTTTTAGTCTATCCCAAGGCGTTACTACATTTTGTCCTTGGAACTCTTTACCTTTGTTATTAATTAAATTAATCATTGCAATCGCCTTTAACTGTAAATGCACGTGTTCCTATATGTGCAATTCTGTCACTTAATTCGTGACTAATATTTACTTCATATCCTGCATTATTTGCAAGGCTACAAAAGTATATATCTTCTCCTACAAGGCTAGTATATGTTTCATTATATTCTATCTTATAGTGAGGTAGAGGAATATTTTCGTATACTTCTCTTCTTACTAACATCATTCCACTACCAACTGCCCAAACTTTTTCAATTCCTGTACCTGTTAATACTCTACTATCTAAGTTTGTTTTGCTTTTAAAAGCAACAGGCCTGTGTGGTGGTACTCTTGTTGCATAATTACCAGCAATAATATCTTTATTGGCTGCTAATAATATATTTAGCGTATCTACCGGAAACTGCATATCAGCATCTATCCACATAATATGTGTACAATTTGTTTCTAGTGCTTCAGTTACAAGTTGCTGACGTTGCATAGCTACTTCGCTTCCCATATTAAAATGTAAGCTAGTAGATAGTCCAGTCTCACCACACTTTTTTTGAAGCATGGCAAGGCTGTACGCAAAGACCGCGGTAACATTATCTCGCACAGGAACACATATTGCTACATTTGCGGTATTGTTATTTTTGTGAAAATAATTAGGTACGCTAACCATTAATTATTTTTCAGAAGCAAGTTCTGTTTGAAGTTCTGCTTCTACTTGCTGTACTTCATAATTAAGTTGTTTAGCAATAGCTGTAGCTTGTTTAACACATGCGGCAAATGCTTCATCTTCTAAAGCTACCATATAGTTCATATGTTCAGGCTGTACTTTACCAATTGTTAAAATATCAATAGCCGCTAATTTTGATAAACGTGCTACCCAATATTCTTCTTCAGACTCTTCAATATTTGCTAATAGTGCATCAATATCATGCTCAGCTGCAAAATCTTTGTGGATTGCTTCTAAAACTGGTAAGTCTGGATGTTGTTGTTCACGTGCTTGCATAAGCTCCGTGGTTAATACTTGTGCTTTACGTGACGCTGTTGGATGTGCGCCAAGCACGAACGTTTCGATCTCAAATCGTGTTCTTATACTCATTGTTTTCTCCTGTGTTGAGTTTACATTTTTTGTAAATATAATTAGTTACTATTTTACAATAAAACGATGATGTTGTCAACAAGTAACAACACCATCATTAAATTAATTCTTATGGATGTGTTGGTTCGTCAGTTGTCGGATCTACTCCGGAACTCGTACCCCACGTGTTAGGGTTCTGCCATCCGCCAAACGTAGCCGATAAACTAATGTTTGATGTTACTGATGGTGTAATAAACGCACCTAATTGACTTAGTGTTACTGTTCCACTTAGTCCAAAGTAGTTACGTACTTGTCCCATGCTGATTGCTGAACCTGTTGCTGGTAATGCCATTTGTTGACTCCTTGCTTATAATTAACGTTAATCACAAGCATATTGCTTGCTTAACTATTTATCTATATGTCTCATAACATATAAGAGTATATTATTTTTTCTTTAATATAATATTAAGGTGTTATTTGTAGTGTAGATGGTACTAATTGTATCCAATTTGTTCCGTCATATCCTTCAAATATTTTAGTATCAGTATTAAAATAAAACTGTCCTTCTACCGGACTAACCGGTCTTTGTGCTTCTGTACCTTTAGGTGCTACAAACGTAGTAGGTGCATTAGCATAACTTTGTAAATTAGCTGTAACTGTAGTTATCTGCCCATCTGTATACGAATTTGCTGTATTTACGGCTGCTGTTTTAGTTATTAAATCTTGTTGTTGTGCAAATAAATTAGATACTGCTGTTGTTGAATAATTTGATAAATCATTTGGCTGTATTACATTATTAGCATCAGTTAAATCACTTATATCTAATCCAGTTATTGTTGCATTAGTAACATCCATTGTATCATTAACTGTTAACTCATCTATTGATGCTACTGTTACTGCTAACTGTGAATCGTTGTTGCCAGTTCCTACTGTAAGTACTGGGTTATTTGCTAGTGTATCGCCAAGGTCACCATATAGTGTTCCTGTTAAATAAGCATTGTGTCCAAAAAATGTATCTGCTCCAGTAGTATTAACTATTGTTGCTCCGCCTGATGATGATGGTGCTTTTAGTTTTTCAACTTCAGCATCGTGAATTGTTAATGTATCTCTTACTGCTCCAGTAGTAATGATTGGAACTAGTGAAGTTGGAGATGTTACATCACCATGCACATCACCATAAAGTCTACCTGTTACATTACCATTTAAACTACCAGTAAGAGAGACTGTATTACTTAGTGCTACACTAACACGAGCGTCTGCATAAGAATTAACTTCGGTTGCAAAATCTACAAAGGCAAATTTACTTGTGCTACTGTCGTATAAAAGAAAATCTCCATTTGCTACAGTATCACTAGTATGTCCAACATCTGATAATCCAATTAGTGATTGTGAATTTTGTGATGCTGTAATGCGTGTGTTAATTTCACTTTCAAGGTTTACATAACTCCATGTTGAACCATCATATAAAATTAAATCACCAGTTGTAGCTGATCCATTATCAATATCAGTTAAATCAGATAATGTGGAAGGAATATTTCCTGCAATAATTATATCTGCAGTAAGTGTTCCTACTGATAAATTTCCTTTTTGTGTTATTTGTGCTGCTTCAATTTGGTTACTTGACTCTGCTCCAATGTATCCATCAATTACATAAAATGTCTGTGTTTCTGCGTCTCTAACAAATCCTGCATAATTGTTAATACCAATTTTTCCTAAGAAGCCTATATCAGATATACCTGAATTATCCTTTCCTAAAATTAGGATAGGATCGGAAAAAGCAGCATCACTAGTGTCAATGTTTGACGTTTGAATTTTTCTAAAAGACATTTTTGTGTTCCTTACGTATATAGTAGTATTTATCTATTACGTAATTATATTTAGCCATAAAAAAAGCAGGGTAAAAATACCCTGCTTTAGTTTAATTAGTAATTTAAATTACTTTTTAGCTTTAAGTTCTTCTACTTGAGCTGATAATTCTTTAACTGCTTCAATTAGTAGACCTGTGATGTTTCCGTATGCTACTGAATGAACACCTTCTGCATCTGTGTGTACTGCTTCTGGAAGAACTGCTTTTAGTTCTTGGGCGATAACACCAGTTGAAGTTGATCCATCTGAGATACGATCAAAAGTTACACCACGAATTGCTTCAACTTTACCTAAAGCACCGTCAATTACTTGTACGTTTGTTTTTAGAGTATCGTCTGAGTAAGCTGTAATATCACCAGTTGCTGTAAAGCTACCTGTGTATGAACCACTCATTGCAAACGATGTACCAGTTAATGATAAACCGTTGCCTGCAGTGTAAGTTGTATCTGCATCACCATTATCAGCATATACTTTTGCTGCTGCTAGTGCTGCGTCTGCTTTAGATGTTGCGTCTGCTGCCGCTGTTGCTACTGCGTCTGCTTCTGCTGTATCTGTGTAAGCATAAGAGATAGTAATTGCTTCAGCTTTTTTAGCATCAGCATATGTATTAGATGCTGAAATAGCTGCTGCTTCTGCCGCATCTGCTTTAGTAGTTGCGTCTGCTGCCGCTGTAGAAGCCGCTGATGAAGTAACACTAGCGATTGCTGAACTTAGTTCTGAATCTGTTGCCATTGCATCTTGGATTTCTTTCAATGTATCAAACGCTGCGCCTGCACCGTTAGTTACTGTTGAAACTGCTGCCGCTTGTGCCGCATCAACATAAGTTTTGTTTGCCGCATCGTTACCTGATGTTGGTGCTGCTAAATCAGTAATTTTCTTGCTGTTCATGTCGATGGTTTCTTTCATGTCCAGTGTATCGTCTATACGAACACCTTTTTTGAAACGTGTTGTGTTGTTTACGTTAGTACCAAAACTTGCGTTGTTACCATCGTCAGCTGCACCATCTGTAGTTGTTAGTTTTGTTGCTAGAATTGAAATGTTACGTTCCATGTCCGCCATACGTCTTAGAGACGATTTTGAACCTGAAATTGTAATTTCTTCTGCACCTGGATCACCAGTAAACTCTGTTAGTGTACCAGTTGAATCGTACTTATATTTCTTTGATTTATCGAATGAAAAGGTACCTGTAGCACCATTACTTCTTACTTTTCTTGCCATTTTAATTCTCCTTTAGAGTTGTTTAGCCACGTAGTAGAACTCTGTTCCACCATAGCACTTATTAAGTGCCTAAGTAGGGGGTTTGGCTCCCCCTACCTTTGGACTAATCTTTATTAGCTAACTAATTTCCATCCTTTGACTTCAATTTCGTCGCCTACTTCAATAACATTCGAGTTGAATGTTACTACACCTGTTGATGTGTTAACTGAACTTAATTCAGCTGGTCTAGCCAGTTGTCTGTTAACGTATACTGTGTAATCATCTGCTCCAACAACATCAGTAAATGTATATGCTAGTGTTGCCGCATTAGTTACATCAGTTACTGAACTGTGGAATGTTGAAGTTGAAATATTTGCTTCAATTCCTGCTACTGCTGTTGCAATTGCTGCATCACGTGCTGTTGCTTCTGATGCTACTTTAGAAGTTGCATCTGCACTTGCTGTAGCTTCAGCCGCTGATTGAGCTGCGTTTGCTTTAGCTGTTGCATCTGCTGCCGCTGATGCAATTGCATCTGCTTCTGCTGTATCTGCATAAGATTGTAATGATGTAGTTACTGTAGCAATCTCTGTATCAGTATATGTATTTGCTGACGTTCCACTTGACGAAGCACTTGATGCAATCGCTGCTGTGTAAGCTGTAGTAATTGCTGTTTCACGTGTATCAGTGTAAGTGCCTGCTGCTGAAATTGCATCTGCTTCTGCTGCATCTGCTTTAGTAGTTGCATCTGTAGCCGCTGTAGTAAGTGCATTAGATACTGTGTTGTCAGTGTAATTACCTGCTGATGCAATTGCCGCTGTATCACCTGCTACTCTGTTTGATGTTTCTGTTGATACTAGTGTGTTAAGAGCTGCTACGTCTGCTACTCTTGCCGCATTAGCTGAAACAATCGCTGCTTGGTTAGTAGAGATATCAGCTGCGTTAGTTGCAATGTTTGTATTAGCTGTAGTAAGTGCAGTTGTGTTAGTTGCAATATTAGCTGTTACTGTTGCACTAAAGTTAGCGTCATCGCCTAAGGCGTTAGCTAATTCATTTAATGTATCTAATGCACCAGGTGCACCGTTGATAACATTTGCAACTTGCTGGTCTACATATGCTTTGTTTGTTACGTCAGTTGTATCTACTGGTGTTGAGACATTAACGATTCTGTTTGAATCCATGTCAATTTTATCACCAAATGTTACGGCTGCGCCGCCAGCGTCAGTAATTCTTTTACCAGACGCCATTTGTAATGTTGCGTTTATTGCTAGTGGTACCTGAGATGATAAAGTTAAAGCACCAGTACCTTCTGTCTTAATGGTAAGTCCTTGGTCAGTGTCAGATCTAACAATAATAGTTCCAGAATCGTCTTCCAAAACTTTTTGGTTGTTAATGAATAGTGATCCTTGTGAAAGATATAAGTCTCTCCACTTGAATGAAGTAGAACCTAAATCGAAACCTGTTGTACCATCTGAATCAACATTAGGTAGGATTGAACCACCCATTGTTAAGTTTGCTAATAATTCAGAGGCGTCATCAGTTTTGAAACCACCATCAATTATAAATTTTCTTTGTGCCATTTTATGACTCCTTTTTGATCAAAAAAGTTATTGCTACATTGAGTAGCAATGTATTTATTGCTTTTTTTTAACTATTAACTGCTTTTATAACAATTTTTAGTTAAAAGAGGCATACCCTGTTACCAAGCTATGCCTCTTAATTTAGGTTATTAAGAAGCGTTATGTTTCTTAAACATCAATGTAAGTTGCAATAACTTTCACGTCTGCTGAACCTGATGTTGGTGTATAAGTTAGTTCTACTGTGTTACCATTCATAGTCACACTTGCATCACCAATTAAGTCGTTTCCGGTATAAACCATCGCGTACTCTGTAATGTATGCAGTTGTTCCATCATGTACAACTAAAGCTTCACGTGTCTCATAGTTACCATTTGCGTCACCCACTTGGATAACATACTTAGCTGAACGATACAGTGTACCGTTAAAGCTGTCTACAGTTGTAGCACCAGTTGCTGAAACTGATGATTTCTGTACGTATGCTTTAATATCCGCTGAGAACTTATCAAACGTTACCTGACCTGCAACAAGTACTGGCTGTAAGCCTGAAATGTGTGCAACAACTACTGCCGCAGTTCCTACTGGTAGGGCACTGTTGAATGTAATTGTTTGTGCAGATGAGTTGATAGTATAGTGAGTTACTGGATCCTGAATAACACCGCCAACAAATACCATGCTGTTTGCTTGGTCTGTTACGAAGTTAAGTGAATAAGTAGTCGCTACACCGTCACCTGGGATAGTTTGACGTTGGTTACTTGTAAAGATATCTAATGGGCTTACTAGCTCCATTCCATCTTCAGTTGAGTTAACACGTAATACAAAGTCTTCTTTACCTGTGTAATCTGTGTCTGAGACATCAGTTAAATCAAGTACTGATTCATTTGTATCAATGCTAATAACACCTGTTGCACTATCGTAAGTTGCTAGGCCGTTGCCTGCTGTATCTGTTACAGATATAGCTGCTCTTGCTTTTGCTGGTGTGTAGTATTCGTTGCTACCTTCAGTTAAGTCATCTGTAGTGTAAACTGAGATGTCTTGTGACTGAATTGCTGCATCTAATACTGCTTTAGAAACTGCGTCACCTGGGTTGGCTGCTGTTCCTAAACCTGATACCATGTTACCGCCCATAGCTACATCACCGCTCATTGTTCCACCAGCTAGTGGTAGTTTAGTTGCGATTACTGTATCTTGTGCTGAGTCAGCTGCTGCAAACTCTGAACGAATTGCCGCTCTGTCTGTAGTTGCTGCTGCATGGTCTGTATCATTGTCTGATACTTCAGTTGCTAGTGCTTGTGATAGTGCCGCTTCAGCTGCCAATGCACGAGTTTCCTCTGCACCAATTGCTGTTGAGTTGGCTGCTACCGCACCAGTTAACGTACTGTCTGCGTTTTGGAATGCTGTAACGATTTCTGTTAAAGAATCCAAAGCTGCTGGGTCAGTGTTACTGATGATGTCATTAACAGTCGATGTTAAGTTTGTGATTGCTGTTGCATTTGCGCCTTCAGCTGCTGTTGCTCTAGTTACTTCAGCTGTTAAGTTAGTAGATACAGTAGAAATTGCTGCTGCATTTACGCCCTCTGCCGCTGTTGCTCTAGTTACCTCATTTGAGATTGCTGTTGCGTTTGCTGCTTCTGCATTCGTTGCACGTGTTACTTCATTTGCTAAATTAGCAGTTAATACACCTTCTGCTGCTGTTGCACGAGTTTCCTCTGCATTTACTGCTGCATCTAGTTTGTCATCTGCGTCTTTTAGAGTTGAAGCTGTACTGATGTAATTAGCTGAACCATTAGCTGTGTAAGTACCGTCTGTTGCCAAACCTGCACCTGCTTGTGTAGCTGTAATTTCAGTTAAGTTATTTGCGATATCAGTTGCGTTTGCACCTTCTGCCGCTGTTGCTCTTGTTGTTTCCGCCGCAATTGCGTTTGCATTTACTAATTCAGCTGCTCTTGCTGTTGTTGCTTCTGCTGTAATTGCGTTTGCATTTACACCTTCAGCTGCTAAAGCTCTTACTGTTTCTGCTTGGATAGCAGATGCATTAGTTGCAATATCAGTTACGTTGGTTGCAATGTTAGTTGCGTTAGTTGCGATATCAGTTACGTTACTTGCAATACCTGCCGCATTAGTTGCTACATTAGTTGTTAATGTTGCTTCTGCTGCTTCGGCACGTGTTTTTTCAGCTAAGATTGCCGCATCCAATTTGTTGTCAGCATCTTTTAAAGATGTTGCACTATCAATTGCATGTGAACCTGTTGCTGCTGTATACGTACCATCTGCATTTAAGCCTGCGCCTAATTGCGATGCGTCAACTTCAGTTTGTAAGTTTGCAATACCTGATGATGAACCTGTGTTCAATTCATTAATTGCTTCTGTTACAGTTTGTGCTGTAGTTGTCATTGTTGCAGAACCCATTGTTGCTTCTAAAGCATCAATATTACCTTCTTCAGTTGTTAAACGTGTGTCTAACGCTGTATCAGCTGCTGCAAATTCAGTACGGATTGCCGCTCTGTCTGTTGCCGCTGTAGATGATAACGAAGTGATCGCACCGTTAATTGTGCTATCAGCACTTTGGAATGCACTAACAATTTCTGTTAATGAATCTAAAGCTGCTGGATCAGTGTTAGTTAGAATTGAATCAATTCTAGCTGTTTCAACATCAATGTTTGATTGTAAAACACCTTCTGCTGATTGTGCTCTAGCTATTTCAATGTTTAGGTTTGAAACGTTAGTTGCGATATCAACAACATTTGCTGCGATAGCATTTGTATGTGTTGTATCTGCTGTAGTTGAACGTGATACTTCATTAGCGATTGCTGTTGCATTTGCACCTTCAGCTGCTAAAGCACGAGTTTCCTCTGCTGTAATAGCATTTGCATTTGCTAATTCAGCTGCTCTTGCTGTTGTTGCTTCTGCAGTAATTTTACCATCTAATGTTGTATCAGCTGCTGCTCTGTCTGTTGCTTCTGTAGAAATTGCAGTTGCGTTAGTAGCAATGTCTGCTGTATTAGTAGCAATATTGCCTGCATTAGCTGTAATGTTTAGAGTGTTAGCACCTTCTGCCGCTAAAGCTCTATTTTTCTCAACTAGTACTTCTGCATCTGTGTAAGTTTCTGCTGATGCAATTGCATCTAGTTCAGCTTGGTCTGCATATGCTTCTGCCGCTGCTGCTCTTACAACGTCTTTTGCTTCTGCCGCTGTAATTGCATCTGCTTCTGCTGCATCTGCTTTAGATGTTGCGTCTGCTGCCGCTGTTGCGATTGCATCTGCTTCTGCTGTATCTGCGTATGCTTGTGCTGCCGCTAGTGTTTGAGCATCACCTGTAGTTCTATTAGTTACTTCATTTGCTAACCCAGTTGTTAGAATGCCTTCAGCTGCTAAAGCACGAGTTTCCTCTGCCGCAATAGCTGTTGCATTAGTTGCGTCACCGTTTGTACGATCACTTGTTTCTGTTGCCAGATCAGTGATTACTGTGTTAAGTGTTGCAGTTAATACTGAGTCACCATTTTGAAATGCTGTAACGATTTCTGTTAATGAGTCTAAAGCTGCTGGATCAGTATTGCTAATAATGTTAGCAATGTCTGCTGTGTTGGTTGCAATATTAGTTGCGTTAGTTGCGATATCAGTTACATTAGTTGCAATGTCTGCTGTTGCAGTTGTTACTTCTGTATGTAGTTCGTTAATCGCTGCACCTAATGAAGTTGCAGTTGTATCAAGTGGTGTATTTGCGATATCACCAACAGTGTCTTCTAGTGCTTGTACTTCTGTTTCCAGTGTAGTTGCACGTGCTGCCAATGCAGTATCTGCCGCATCACTTGTTGCTGCTCTTGCAACGTCTTTTGCTTCTGCTGCCGCAATTGCGTCTAGCTCAGCTTGGTCTGCTTTAGCTGTTGCATCTGCTGCCGCTGTTGCGATTGCATCTGCTTCTGCTGTATCTGCGTATGTTTCCATTGCAGTTTGTAGGGCTGTATCTGCTGCTGCAAAATCAGTTCTGATACTTGTATCAGCTACTGCTCTAGCATTTGCTTCAGTGTTAATGTCTGCCGCGTTAGCTGCTTCAGCGCCTTGTGCTCTAGTTACTTCAGCTGCTAAGTCAGTTGTTAGCGTTGAAATTTCACCGTCTGTAGTGCTGATTTCAGTTGCTAAACCACTTTGTAGTGTGCTGATGTCGCCTTCGTTAACTGTAACTCTTGCGTCTAATGCATTGTCGTCAGCTAAACGTGTAGCTGCTTCAGTTGAAATAGCTGCCGCATTTGCCGCTTCAACACCTTGTGCTCTAGTTGCTTCAGTTGAAATTGCTGTTGCATTTACACCTTCTGCTGCTGTTGCACGTGTTACTTCTGCTGTGATAGCGTTAGCGTTAGCTGTAATAGCCGCTGTTAATGCACTATCTTGACTTTGGAATTCAGCAACGATCTCACTTAGTGAGTCAAGTGCTGCTGGATCAACGTTTGATACGATGTTATTAATTTGTGTTTGTAAACCAGCGTCTGCCGCTTTATAAGCTGTGTCAAGTGCAGATTCTGCGCCTGTTGCACGACTTACTTCGGTAGCTAGATCAGTAGTTAATACACCTTCTGCTGCTGTTGCACGAGTAATTTCAGCCGCAATATCATTTGCGTTCTGAGTTTCTGCTGCACGTGCTATAACTGCTTCTGCTGCCACTGCATCAGAAATATCTGTTGCAACTGCTGCCTGTGCTCTTGCATCTGTAAAATACTTAAACCCAGCATTTTCTGCTAAATCTGAAGTATCAAATGATCCAATTAAATCACCAGCTGTTACTTTAGCTAATGATGATGAAGCGTTTGTGTGTACTAAAAGAGTGTCTAGACTGTCGAGAGATACAGAAGCAGTTTGGCCTGAAACTGAACTTGCATCTAACTTAGTGTTAAGGACCGACTGATCCGCTAACGCTGGACTCTTAATTTGTCTAAAAGCCATAGAGATTTCTCCAATCAAATATATTTGATTTGCATGTAATCTTTACATGCAAAAGTATAACCACAGCTTAACGAGGTTATACTACATAAGGTCATTACAACCTATGCAATGTATTTATTAGATTTGGGAGTTTATTAAGTAATATGATTATTATTTAGATTGGCATATATCTGAAATCAACAACTGAATTTGCACCTGGTGCTGTTGTGATTGTTAGTGTTGTTCCATTTATTGTATATTCTGTTGTTGGTAAAATTGAACCATCAACAATAACTAGAACACTATGTACGCTATGCCCAGCAGGAACTAGATAATCTGTAGTTGTACTATCTCCTGTGTATTGACTACTAGTATATATCAAATTTAAATGCTTATTCTCAATACAGTTATTTGGAAATGCTGTAATATTTGCAAAAGAATATCTATATTTTACATAAATGTCTGCACCAACATGAGGAGTTACACTAAATGTTAATACTGCACCATTAAGTGAGAACACATCTGGTCTTTGTAATACTTCATCGACATAAACATCAATTGCTTCTTCGGTTGCTGGAGTACTATTTAAGGTAAAATCTACTTGTATTCCATCACCTGTAAATTCTTGTGCTGGTTCAATACTTGTAGAAGGTAATGCTAAATCATTTCTTAGTAAGTTTTCTAAGTTTGTTAATTCTGTACTTGTAGCAAACGCTGTATCTGCATTTTGAAACGCATTAACAATTTCTGTTAATGAGTCAAGTGCGGCAGGATCTGTATTTGTTAATATGTCTGCTACTTGTGTCTGTAGTGTAGCAATGTCACTATTAATATTAGCAACAACATTTGGATCACTAACACCAAATTGCCCTGTGTAGACTGCACCACTTATATAAACACTTTTTCCTGTAAAGTCTTTTCCATCTGGTAAGTTATCACCAATAAAGTTTAATACACCTGATTGATAATCAAAGAACCATTCATCATTATTACCACTACCAGTAACAAATACTTTATTTGCTAAACTTTCTGCATTAGCTGAATCATTGCTATCATGAATATAAACACTAACAAGATATGTACTACCAAATTCTGGAGTAACCCAATCAGTAACTCCTGTTTTCCAAGTTCGTTTACCTGTTGCTGTAATATCTTCAGTTGCTTCAACTGCTGAGTATATGGTTAATACACCCGCTGATGTTGTTGGTTTAACACTTGGTATATCACCAGATTCTGCCCATACTTTATCACCACGTAATAAAAGTGGACTTGGAATACTTTCATTGGCCGCTAATTTATTAAATATGGTATCTGTTTTAGTTGCACCATATCCTAACTTTTTAAATAGGTAGTCAATTTTTTGATTGTCGGAAATAGCCATTAACTAGCTTCTCCTATTTGCAAGTTTGTTATTTCTTGACCACTCGTAAGTGCTATTCTAACTAACACAACATTATTAGTTGCATTACTCATATTTTCACTACCTAAAGTCATTGTATAACTATTATCGTTTATTGTACTGTTTGTAGGAATAACATCTGCGCCTGTTAATGCACAACCGTCAGCACCGTTACCTCCTGTTCCAGTATTACTACCAGGAACACCTACACCTGCATATTGACTTGTACCTTCTAGCCAACCACTTAATCCACTTGCAGTATCTATACCAGTACCAGGAGATGCAATCCACATACCTGCAATACCATTAGGAGCTGTAAGTCTAATATCAAAGTTAGCAACAACCTGTCTTTGGAAAGCAAAAGTAAAATATTGTGTTCCAGTATCAGCACTTCTATCTGGACCAACTGGTAAAAATCCTGTGCTATAGTTTGTTGTATTGTGTTCTAATTGTCCCCAACGTACTGTTGCTTCTTGTGTTCCACTTACTGCTATTGCACCAGTGAACGGTGTTGCCATATAATCAATAACACTATTAATAGTAGGGGTATTTGTATTACCATATGCTACAAAGTCTGCAATACGTATTGCATTGTTTGTGATTACTCCATTACCTAGTGTTGTTGCTACTGGTATATCGTCTTCTATTACACCGCTAGGATTAGCTGTATGTACCTGTACAGAGGTGTTTGTTAGTTCTACATAGTTAGAGCTACCATTAACATTATTTGCTTTAAATTTAAGCGTTTCTACTGCCGCTATATTGGATGTAGTAATGTTAATAAGTTGATCTGCTATATTATATGGAGCTGTAAATCCTGTGTTTGAGTTTGGTATACCATTTGTTAAGTATGGTGTTGTTCCACTTTCAAGTTCTGCATAGTCTTTGTACTGTGTACTAATTGTTGCACCACTTGTTCCTTCTGAGTTAGTTCCATTAGAAATTTCAAATACATTATTTGTATCTCTATATGCTTGACCAATCCAGTCAGTAAGCAGTGCACCAGTTAGTACCAACTGTGGACCACCGGTGTTATAATATGGAATTCCAGATATGTATCTGTACGTTCCAGGATTATTCTCTGAGAGGATAGAACCAGCAAGGTCAATAGTAGGAACGTTAGTTAAGTCATCACAAATAACTGTTACGTAATTAGTATTTCCTGTTTCTGTATGCTCTATCCTCTGATCATTTACACCTAGTGAGTATCCACTGAAGTTGTTAGTAATCTTTGAATCAAATGTTTGGTAAAATCCTGTAGGATAAGTTGACGAACTAATTGTATTATTTGCATCATCTTGTCCACTAATAACTAAGCTACCAAATGTACCGTTTTCGTTTAGGGAAGTAGTAAAAGATTTTGATCCGCTTGATACTCCGTTAATAATTGCACTAGCTTCTCCACTTAATCCATTATAAGAATTTTGTGCAATTGTTGTGTCAATTGTACCATTTGTGTATCTTCTTGCTGTATATGTATCTAAGTCATCACCTGCTGTTAAAGGAGATGTTGAACTATTATCTATAAAGCCGTTAGCTAATTTTGGATCTATACCTTGCCAAGGGTCTGTTAGTTGAATTGTTTTAGATCCTAATCCTTGTGGAGCTGCTGGTACTGCATTAACTTGGAAAGTTAAACTAGCTGTATCTGTTTGTGCAGTTATATCCGGTGTTCCACTTGCTGTAAAGTCTAATGTATAATTACCCGGTGCTACTCCTGTAAAGTCATGTTGTACGCTGTTTAGTCCTGCTTCAACATCATTTGAACTACTGTCATTCCAATTGTATTCGTGACTGTCTCCATTTTGAGTTGTATTGTTTACAGTAACTAATGCTCTGTTTACACCATTATAATCTACGCTATCATATACATCGTAAATGTTATCGCCATTGCGATCTGAAACTGTGTTTGCACTACCTGAGATGTTTGCTCTAACATCTGGTTCAACATGTATTGTAAATGGTGAACTAGTAAATGGACTGTTTGTGTGTGAACTGATTACTTTTAAGTTTCCTGTGTAATCTCTAGCTACGCCATTTGCTTGGTCTGAAGCTGATAATGTATATTTGTGATTTATTGTAGTTCCTTGGTCTCCTGAATTTCCAGACCCAGAATTTACTGTTTGAATACTTCCATCACCAAAGTCCCATTCATATGTTATTCCATAGTTGTTATAACTTCCTACAGTTGCTTCTGTATTATTTGTAAATGTTACGTTTAATCCATTAACTGAATCTTCATTAATACCTGTTGTTATATCAGATGTTGTATCTGGTGTATGTGTATCATAAATTTTAAATGATGCTGTATCATCTAATGGTAATATACCTGGTGTTGCTGAACTATGTACATCTAGTGTTAGTGTTACGTTACGAGTAACATCAATTTCTGTGCCGGGCTGGAATGTGTGAGCTATTCTAGCACCGGCACTACCACCTGTGACTGTGTCGTCATTAATAACATCATCTGCAAGACCGTCACCCCAGGACCAAGTATATTGGACTGTTGCCGCGGTTGCATTTGTTGTAGTATTTTGGAAGTAGACAGTATCACCGTCATTCCAAGTGGTAATCTGATTTCCGCCTGTAAGTGAATCCCATGCTTGAAAACTTACTGCTGGGTCGGCGGTAAAAATTGTTATATAATCTTCTTTTGTTTTGCTTATAGTGCTACCTGCACCAGTACCATTATTATTAAATGCTGTTACTGCTACATCAAAAGGAGATCCTGAATTTGTTGCGTATGTATGTGTAGGTGTGCTGTCGGTTGTCGCTGTAGTTGTATTTCCATCTCCCCAACTAATAGTATATCTATTTGGGTTACCTTCTGTACTAATAACTAGAGTTGTTGTTAAGCCTGCTCCACCTGTTGTTATGTTTGCGTTAAAATCAATAGACTTAACATAAGTATTATTTCTTACGTTTTCAATTGTTTCATAAACATCTGTTAGATCAGCTGTAAGTTCGCTATCTTGATTAGAATCAAAATTAGCTATCTGAGCTTCAAGGTATGCTTTTGTAACTAGATCTTGTGGATCAACTGGATCACTAGCATTTTTAACTATCTTAGTTGAAACATCAATATTACTTAATGCATTTGAATCTAGTACTAAATCAGACGATTCTGATGTAATTTTTCCTATGCTGTGATTAATATTAATCGCCAATTTCTATACCTCAATTCTTCTTCGCTCTTGCGTATATTGTATTTACTTTTTTTTTAATCTAACAATATAGAAAGTGTAGAGAAACGATTATCAGTGTATAAAATGTTTTGATGCATAGAGTTAAAAGACGTTCTTAAAACGCCTTCTTTGTTCTCTATAGCTTTTACTCCAAAATCTGGGTTAAAATGTGATGACATAACTCGACTTCCTACTACTTCCTATTATTATACATGTATTTATCAAATAGAAGTCAAAAGAAAAGACGCCGAAGCGTCTTTTCAAAATACAAGCAAAATAGGGAGGATTAGGGTTTACCTCCAACTCCTCGACAAGATACCATTCTATATCCAGAGAGCCTGTTTCCGTTCGGTAGAACGATGTGACTCAGCGTATTTCTACTACCAAGCCTGGGTACCACCCCTAAACA